CTTTTTGGGTCCGGGTAAGTTTTTTAAGGTTTTTACAGTTTCGGCTCTCATACGCTTTACAAACTCATCCAGCACGCGGTGGCCAGTTTCTAGATCGCCACCACCGGCATGCATGACTTGATCTGGCGACAGGACGTATTCACCGCCAGCGGCGATGATCGGAACGGTTTCCTCGCTGCCGACATCTTCGCCGCCTTCAGCCTTGCCGGGCAACGGCTCGCCATATGGGGTGCTGGCGGTTCCGTATGGCGTTGAGCCACCGCCATAAGGCGTGCCGCCAAACATCCGACGCATGTGCTTAAAGCCAGCCATGGTGTTGCCTTCGCCCATGGCGCTAATGATGTCGGCTGGGATCACATAAGAGCCAGACGGAACGTGCATCGGCAGGTGGTCTGTTCGACCGGCAACGCTGCTGTGGATCGGGCCAACGTGGACCGTCGTCTTGGTATGGGGTCGAACGTGCTTGGGGTGAAAACCGCCACCGAAGGCCTTGGCCGTCTTGGCTGAATCTTCGAAAGCGTCCAAAGTTGGCGCACCCTTGGTGCCGGGCTTACGCATGCGCTCATGCGAGCCGTGGGCGATACGCTCCTGCTTGGCGTGGATGTTGGCGTAGAGGCCGCCGCCATTTGCACGCGCCTCACGCGCCACGCTGAGCGCAGCGGCCACAGCCTGCTTCTGAGGGTGTCCAGCAGACACCATCTCGCTGATGTTCTTGCTGATGGTTTTTTCCGACTTACCCGGCGTCAAAGGCATGGCATCCTCACGAATAGCTGACAGTGACGACTTGGTCGGTGCCGGGAACGACAACCAAACCAAAGCGAAGGGGGAAGTTGACCACGGTGATTTCGACCGTGTTCGGGATTGACCAGATAAGGTTTGAGGTCGAGGTGCTGAGGGAGGCGTCGTATATTGCGCCAGCGGTGCTTCCAGCCGTCGTTACGCTAACGCTAGCGACCCGACCGGGGCCTTGCTTGATCAAGGTAGCGGTCGAGATGTCGGCTAAGTTTTGCGAACCCTGAACACCAATGTACGATTGGGTCATTGCGTTAACGGCGGTGACGATGTTTTTCGCCGCCGTCAGCATGTCCGTTAGCGAACTCATCAGAATTTTCCGTCTTGCTGGAGCCGATAGCGAATGTTGCCGATGCGCCAGAAGCTGTCGTAGTCGCTGCTGGAAAGCTCAATCGACACCAAGCGACCCCTAAACCGTGGCGTAACGAACGTCGTGCTTTGGGTCAGCGGATACGGCCCAAACTGGGTAGGCGTCTGGCCGGGATAGTCGGCAACGTAGAATGTCAAGTTGACCGTGGCGTTCTGAGTTCCGCCGTAATAGCCCCACTTCATGTCTGGCCAAACCTGATCGACAAAGGTCTTCAGGTCACCGTCCGCCATTGTAAAGTAGCCGGTTCTAAAGCTGGCCAGAAGTGGCTGATCGTCAGCATTGGGCGACGTTTCGTGCTGGTAAAGATAGCGCGAATTGGGGTCTGCGCCGATGGGAGGACCAAGAACCGACTGGTCGATCCAAGCCGACCTAGCCAAGTTGCCGAAGTCCCAAACCTGCAGATAGACGTTGTATTTGACGTAGGCGTTGATCTCGCCACCGTTGCCTTTTGTCGGGTAATACCAAGTGATTTCGCCAAACCGGGAATTCACCGCCACTCTGATCTTGTCCAATTGGGTCTGATCAAGGTCTTGGAAGATAACGTCCCAAACAGGGCAAGGAACAGGCTGAACGCCGCCATCTGAAAGCGAGAAGAATTGCGACGGACCCATCCAGAAGATGTTTCCATTAATGGATGCCGCAGCCTTGCGCCCGATCAACCCGCATCCTGAGCCGATTTCGTTGAACGAGTAGACGTATGGAGGGCCAATGTACTGCATCGACCAGACGCCAAGGTCGGTCCAGATAAGGCCCTGTTGCGGCCCCTGAATGCAGGAAACGATCTTTGAACCCTTTGGGATTCGGAACGAACCGGCCTGATTAGTGACGGTGCCAATCCAAGAGTTGTAGTCGTTAACGTCGCACCAGCGGATCAGAAGCGGGTCCAAGACGCCAGTAAAGGTCGATCCCCAAGCGATGATTTGGCGCTGAGGCATGGCCACAAAGATGCCATCATTTACGGGCGGAGATTGTGGAATTGCAGTTGCCACGGGCGGGTTAGCCTCAGCGTCCCATATGTAGACCGGGGCAAACAGCGTGGACTCTACGGCGATAGCGCCAGCACCCGTCTGCGAACTTGTGGCCGTTGTTAAGAAGCTGACGCTATTTTCCGTCGATGAAGTTACCGTATAGGTTCCATTCCATTCGACCGGAACCATTCCGGTTATAACGATGGTTTCGCCCTCTGGGACCACATAGGTTTCCGTGTAAGTCACCGTTCCGGTGGTTCCGTCACCAGAAGAGCCTGTAGTGGTCAGCGCAATGGTTGATGTCACAGGACAGGCGACCAGAATTTCGCCCCAGTTGTCTAGGGTCCAGTCCCTAGCCGCAATTGGAAATCCAGTTTCTGCGGCTGTAAGGGCTCCGGTTCCGTAACCGCCGCCACCATAAGCCCCAATGCCATACCCAAGGCCAGTCGGAACCGATCCGAGGCCGATAGAGTAGAGGTATCTTGCGTTTCCGTTGTTGATGAAGCCCGACGTAGAGGCATTCGCCTGATTGCTACCAACAATGACAAAGTTGTCTGCGTCGGTGACCCTTTGAACGATGTAGTGGCTAAAAAACGTAATGCCCCCAACGGTGGTCGGAATCAAAACTGGGTATGTGTCTCCAACAACGTATCCGTGGTTGGCCAGCGTAACGGTGACAGAGCTTGAACCGTCCGTTGTTGTGAATTCGGCTACAGTTGCAGATGTGGAGCTTGAGGTCGCCGGAAGTGGGCTTCCAAGAATGTCCAAGGACTGAATGTGATAGGTTACCGTCCCCTGAAATCCATCTGGGTTACAGGCGTAAAGACCAAACAACACGATCCCGCCAATGCTGATGTGGGCCGGAATGTAAACGCTATTGTAATAGGTGATGCCGTCGATTGTGGCGTCTGTGATTGTTACGATGCTGTCGCCAGCGGTGGTTTCTAAATCCAAGGCGATGTTGTCTGAAGCCGCCCGTGGTGTGATGTTGGTTTGGGTTCCGTTCGTGATAACACTAAGCTGAGAACGGTAGGTATCATCAGCGTTTTGCGTACCAACAGCTAAGTGAGAAAAGGCCTTTGTATCTTCCCAAGCCCACAAAGCCCTGACGATGCCAGAGATCGTGTTAGGGAAATACTTCGTCCAGCCGCCAAGCTTCTGGATCAGGCCAATGCCTGACCTGTCATAGATAAACCGGATCAGGTTCGAAATCGAAACGCCAGTTTCGTTTAGGGCTGGCGTTTCGTTCTGATCGACACCCGGCTTTAACTTTACAGATGCGTGCGGCACGAAGCTTACCTCGTCGGCGTGGCGGCGGGTGACGAAGAAGACGAAGACCAAGCCGAGGCTTCAAACTTCTTCCCGTATTCCTCAGCAACAGCGCCTTTGACCAGCACCTGATACTGACCTTCATAGCTTTGAGCCATGGCGGGATCGTCGCTCATGCGGCCAAAGTTTCGTTGGAACGCACTGATGTAAATCAGGCTGGCCATGATCAGAAGGTCAGGAAGGTATGTGCTGATGAAGGTGGTGCCGGTAGCGGCGGCGGCAGTCGTTGCGCTTTGGTACAGCGATGCCATGCGGTTCGTGCCAAAGACGGTCACTGGGTAGTTGCTATCTGGGTACGGGCCGACAATGACGTTGTTGTATGTGTTTCCACTGGTAAGGGCGTCACCGCCGATCATGGCGAAATAGGCCGGAAGGCCAAGCGATGCGGAATCGCCGTAGACGTTTTGCAGGAATTCTTTCGTCGCCGGAAGCAGCGGAAGAAGCGCCGTTCCACTGTTAACGCCAAGCGTTTGAATAACCACAAAGTCACTGACGGGTATTTGTAGGAGGTTTTGTCCTACAGTCAGGGCATATGTGTTGCTCGTCTGAAGCGGCAGAAGGTCAAGGTCGCGCTGAATGCGAAGCTCAGCGTAGTTAAGCATCTGCGGAACAATGTCGTTAAAGGCCGTATCAACGCCCACAACAACGCCATTGACGGTTTCCGTGTTGACCACGGCCATAGTCGCGATCTGGGTGACATAGCCATTGTAGGTTAGGGGCGTTGTATTAACGGCCATGTCTTCTTTCCCGAAAGCCAATGGTGTGAAGAGACTTTACACTCTTCTGCATCATCGGAACAGATAAAGCAAAACGCCAGCCCTTTTACAGGCTGGCGTTATATAGCGATGACCTATCGGCCTGTTACGAAAGGCCGTTACGCAGGGTGGCCGCCAAGATGGCGGTGACTGCCATTTGAGTGGCCTGCATGGCTGTGGCGTCTCCGGTGGCGTAGCTAGCGCCTGCGCCGATGATTGTCAGCAGAGCCGCGATGTAGGTTTTCTTGCCTTTAAGCTTACCAAACATGGTTGTTTTCCTTAGACATGGATGCCGGGGCTATAGGTCATTTTACCATTGACCATGGACGCCGTAAGGACATCCTTGCGATTGCCACCAGCAGCTTTGAAGCTGCAATGGACCCAACCGGACGTTGGGACACCCGTCTTATAGCACTCTAGGATCAGTTGGTCGAAGTCGAGGTTGTCACGCACCCAGATGGCGAGGTCACCGTTAGGTATGCCGGGGATTTCCATATCGACAGCTTCACCCTTGCAATGCTGGCTGCTAGACGCACCGCCTACAGCCTTGTTCAAGGCCGGGCCACGATAGCCGCTGTTGATGTGAACTGGCTTGCCGAAGTGGGCGCGGACTTTCTCCACAACGTGTTCGCAGACCGCCTTCAACGCCGCCAGTTCAGCGGCAGGGGGAAGATTGTCTAGGCCAAGGCGCTCTCCGGTCTGGCTCTTGGTCAGTTCTTCAAGGGTAACGTGTTCAGTTATCTGGGTCATTTTGTCTCATCGCTCTGCCACCAAGGACGCCCACGAACGCACCGACAATGGTCTGGAACGCCGGTCCAAGGATTTTGAAGATTTCGGTATTGTCCACATGGGTGTCAAACAGACCGGCAAGGAACACGAAGATGACGGCGGTCATGGTCAGCGACAGCGTACCCATGACGATCATCAGGATGATGGTGTTGAGCTTCTCGTTCATTTTACGTCTGCGCCATCATCGCTGTAGCGTTGGCGCAAGCTCCTCATGCTAATAAATGCAAGGTCTATTATAGCACCACGTTCCACGGTTATGTCCATAATGCCGTATGACCAGCCCGTGGGGTTGTGCGTGGCGTAGTTCTCCACCTCGCCATCTGGAAGCGCGCAACCGGCCTGCACAACCGTTATCCGGTCGGTTGGACCCAGTTTGGCCGAGTTGTGAACCTCAAAGCTGTGCGTGTGGCCGTGGACAAGGCTCTCGCATAAAAGGGCACCGGCACGGTGGGTGGCCGTCTTGCCGCCCATAGCCTTGCCAAGGCCGTTAAAGGGCGCGTGGGTAAAGCCACAGCCGTCTATGTAATAAATTTCGCCATAGCCACGCTCCTTCCAGCCAAATTGCAGCAGGTCTTGCGCGTAGCGGTGGGTGTGCGTGCCCTCGTTTTCTGGGTGCTGGTTCTCAAAGTCAAACAGGCGATGTTCGTGATTGCCACGCATACGGGACAATCGTGGCCGCCAGTCCGCCGCACGGTTACGCTCAAACGCCTGAAGCATGGCCATGTGGTTGTCTAGGTCAGCCTTGATGGGTGGCTTGTAGCGGCCCTTGAGCGTGTCGTTTTTATCATAGCGAGAGCAGCTATCCATCGTGACACTGTCGCCAAGGTCAACGACGTAGGGGTGGCGATGCTCGGAGCCGTAGCGGGCGATCCACTCAGTCACTTTCAACCGATGCTCGTACCTGGGGTCGTTATGCCGATCTGGGATCACTAGAACGCGAGTAGGTTGCTTTTCGTCTTTCGGCGGTGCAGGAGAAATCGTTTCCTGTACTATAGCCATAACTCGTATGGGTTGCTGATAGCGCTTAGGACGGAAGAGCGACCAATCTGGCTCAAGGCCCTTTTGCTTGGCGCGGACAAGGGTCATTTTAAAATTTGTTAGGGTCATTGGAACGCCGTCAGGCTTTTTCCAACGGGAACAGGCTTCCGAAATGGCTGTTCTATTTCCGGGGCCGGGGAACCAATGGGGCGTAAACCCCTCGTCAAGGCACTGATTGACAAGTTCGACTATAGCGGCGTATTTTTCGGCTTGATTAGAATAGTCGCTACTCATGCGAGGTAGCCTCTATTTTGCGGCAACGCCCCAAGCGATGTAGGCCAAAGCGCCGATCATGGCGGTCGCAGCCCAGTACAGCATTTGTTCAATACGCTTCAGTCGGGCATTAATGCCGGTGTAGCGCTCAGCGCAAACAGCTTCGTGTACGGACAAGCGCTGATCCACTTCGTTAAGTTCCGACATCCGGTTTGTCTCCGACCGTTTGCATCATGCTTACATTAGCCCTTAGCCTATCATTATAAGGTTCGAATGACAGAGCGTCCTTAGCGTGTTCCAAGGCTTTATCTTTTAACCCAAGATTCCAAGCTGCGATAGACGCAAGATCGTGCGGCTGTGCCTCCCAAACCAACGGATCGCAAGTGTAGACCAGTTCACGGTTGGTAATTTCCAGCGCAGTTATTGCAGCGCCGTAACATTGCGACCACTTGCTGGTCATGTAGGCCAGCATTGCTACTTCGCACCAAGGCTCGCGAGTGTTTGGTGCTTCAGCCGTTGCCCTACGCGCCCAAGCCAGCGCCTGATCCATGTCACCAAGGGCTTGGTACGAGCGAGAGATCACACGCATAGCGTAGCAACGCTCGTTCTCCCAAGTCGCTTTGGGTAACTCTAGGTAGCGTTTGCATTCAACTATGGCGTCATTCCAGCGGGCGTGGAAGCTTAGCTCACGGGCGTAATAGAAAGCGTTACGGGGGTCTTGAGGGTCTTCCTCAATAGACACACGCAAAAGGTCCAGATACTGGCCGCGAGACTTCGTGGGGTCTGGTTTATGGACCACCAGAAGCATATCCGTCTGCGCCCAGTTTTCGGTAATTCGATCCGGTACCGGATACTCATGGCAGGGGTGATGCCACTTGTAGCCGTTACGACCGTGAATCTTTTCGTAGTAGAAGACGATACCGACGCCCCAGTCGAACTTGTAGCGCAAGCGTGTGGTGTCCTTTTTCCAGACGCGCTCAATCTCTTCGCGCCAGCCGGGCTGAAGCTCTTCATCCAGATCAAGGCTTAGGCATATGTCTATGTCTTTCGGAATCAGGGCCAGAGCCGCATTCCGGGCAAGGTCAAAACGCCACGGGCT